TGACCGAGAACGTGAAGTCCCTCATGGCCGGTGAGCAGCAGGACAAGCAGCAGATCGCCCAGCTTATGAACGCCCTGTCGATCGCCCAACAGGGCGAGCAGCACCCGAGGTAAGCATGGCCAGGAAGCCGAAAGACGCCGGCGACGACGGCGACTGGAACCTCGACGCCGCTGCGCCCGTTTCGATGACGATCAAGCAGCGGTGCGATACGCAGCTCGGCGTCACGTCCGAAGCGGTACGCGAGGCGATGCGTCAGGAGGAAGCGTTTGTTAACTCGGTGAAGGGCGGCTTCGACACTAAGCGCTTCACAGACCGCCGTCCGCCGCCTGACAGGCGCCGCGAGACGCCCTGATGCCGATCACCACCGGAAACGCGCCAGCGGCGCTCGGAGGGGTTAAGATGGCCAAGCTCACCACCAAAGAACGCAAGAATATCCCGTCCAAGGACTTCGCCGGGCCAGACCGTAGCTACCCGATCGAGGACGCCTCCCACGCCAGGAATGCCTTGGCCCGCGTCAGCCAGCACGGTTCGCCAGAAGTGAAGTCGAAGGTCCGCGCCGCAGTGCATCGTAAGTTCCCCGGCATCGGGCAGGCGCATCACGAGGGCCACTCCCACGCCCACCGCATGCCCGCAAAAGGCTAATTTCGGCAGGATCCCAGCGTGGCCGTCTATTCATGCCGGGACATGCCGACGATCCAGGCGTTTTTTGACTCGGACGCCTTCATTCGCGGGCTGATGGGGCCGTTCGGATCGGGAAAATCTTCAGGCTGTGTGGTCGAGACAGGGCGCCGTGGCGTCGAAATGCCACCATGCGGCGATGGTGTGCGCCGAAGCCGGACTGTGGTCGTTAGGAACACGGCAAAGCAGCTCGAAGACACGACCGAGAAGACGTTCCTCACGTGGTTCCCGCCAGTTCAGTTTGGCGATTGGGTTCCCTCGAAGCACAATTATACGATCCGGGCGCTCAGGCACGAGAACGACAACCAAAACGCTCATATCGAGGTCATGTTCCGAGCGCTCGATCGAGAGGACCAGGTGTCCGACTTGCTCTCAATGGAGGTTACGAACGCCTGGGTCAACGAAGCGCGCGAGGTCCCGTGGGGTATCATCGACGCTTTGCAGGGTCGCCTCGGCCGGTTCCCTCGCAAGGAGGATTGCGGCCGTTTTTGGTCCGGGCTGTGGATGGATACGAACCCGCCGGACGTAGATTCCAAGTTCTACAAGTTTTTTGAGGAAGACGATCACACCGACGCGGTCGCGGCGCTTGCCAAAATCACCCCGGGACTGACGGTTGACACGTATCGCAAGCTGTTCCGGCAGCCGTCTGGTCTGTCGCCGCACGCAGAGAACCGAAAAAACCTGCCAGACGCCTATTACGAGCGCATGGCTATCGGAAAATCGCCAGATTGGGTGAAAGTCTACATCCACGGGGACTATGGCTTCATCGTCGATGGAAAGCCGGTTTGGCCGGAGTACAACGACGCTTTGCATTGTCCAGCCGACAAGGAAAGGTGGCCGCGACCGGTCGCAAGTCAGCCGATTTTGCGCAGTTGGGACTGCACCGGGCTCAATCCAGCCTGCGTTTGGAGCCAAATCACCCCGCGCGGCCAGTGGATCGTCTTTGACGAGCTGGTCGGCACGTCGATGGGCGCTGATGCCTTCTCGGACGATGTGATCGAGCACTCGGCGCGTTATTACCCAGAGTCGAAGTTCGATTTCTGGGACGTGGGCGATCCAGCCGGCATGTCGAAGAACCCGACCGACATGCGTACCTATTTCCAGATCATCCAGGGGAAGGGTATTCCGATCGAGCCGGCGATCCAGACGCTCTCGATCAGACTGGAATCAGTCCGCAAGCCGCTTCGGACCCTGGTCGATGGTCGCCCGCAGTTCGTCCTGCATCCGCGGTGCTCTCAGCTTCGTCGGGCCATGCTGGGAGGCTATCACTATCGCCGGCTGCGCATCAGCGGTGAGCGGTACACATCGGAGCCGGACAAGAACCCCTACTCGAACCCAGCGGACGCCCTCTCATACGGGGGCACCCGCTTTTTTGGTCACGGACTTATTGCGCCACGGAACAATCGAGGGCAGATGGAGGACCAGAGCCGCGGCACCGGCCGCGCTGCGTCCACGGGCTACTGAGAGAGGGAAGCCATGGAAGAAGATTCGATCATTTTACCCGCCAACCTAATCCCGACGCGCGCCGCAAATGCGTTCAAGCCCCGCGAGCGCGTCTGTGCGGAGTGCTACTATGGCGTGAAAGAGCGCGGGGACTTGGTATGCCGCCGCAATCCGCCCCAGGTTACGATGCTACAGACGCCGACGATGGTCCCTACGCCGCAGGGGCCGCGCCAGGGGTTCGAGATCAAGTCGTTCGCCTGTTACCCACCCGTGCAGGCGGACGGCTGGTGCGGTGAGTTCCGGGACCGGAGTGCTCATTCGTGAACGAGATCGTCGCCTTCAAGAAGGCCGAGGCTCCGCACAAGGAAGCCATTCTGGCCATGCTGGACGAGGTTCGTGCCGACGTGGAAAGCGGTCTAGTGGTGGCTCTGGTAATGCTGCCAATCCTGACAGGCAACGCATGGCGCACCATGATTACCGGGGACGTTAAGGTGCTCGAATTGGGCGGGATGCTGGGACGAGCTTGGCTTGATGTCATGGAGCGGACGAGGGGTTGAGCAGCTCGGCCTTCCGTCTTCTGAATGCGGCCACGGCCGACGTTACCCGGGAAGACGCGGCTACTGACTTTCGTCGCTTCGATCGCTACCCCAAGGAATTGCGATGGGCCATCGCAAACAACAACATTAAGGTGGCAGCCGCCGCTTTCCAGGATCATTTGGCCTGGGCGCTGCGGAATGGCTACGGCGCTAAGCGGACGATCGAAAAGGTTGCTGAGATTGAGCGCAACGAGATTGCGGTGTTCGCCGGCGAGTATCGGGGTCGTTATAAGCACGAGCTTCCGTTCCTGGCTGCATCGGTCGGTATCCAGCGCTACGGCCCATCCGGTCCCAGCCGGCATCCGCCGAAACGCTACGGCAATCCGGTCCTTCGCAAGCCTCGCAGGAAGCGTCGTCTGTGATAGAGAGGAATCGCTGATTTAGGAGCGCTCCCATGGCGGACGTTGAATCTGAAGTTTCTTGTCTGATTACTAGCGGCGTGGATGGGTGGTTTCACGTCCAGATTCGAACGACGGCCCCGACCACAGAAAAGGCGGCGGCGCTGGCGGAAAAGTTCTTTCGGGGCATTTTCCCAGGGAAACGACGGGTTGTTCGAGTCCTGCCGACCGCTGAACGCTACGATAGCTTCGACTCTGACCGTGTTAAGATTCGCGGTTTTGCTCGGTTCTCGTTGCAAATCGACGAGGACGGCCCGACCGAGATGCTTAATTCCAGCGCTGGCGGCGGGTTTGGGTTGCAGCCGATGCCAAGGAATTTCCGATGAGTGCGACGCTTGCCCCGCCCGTCCCCTCTCCCGCCACGCCAATTCCACCCAGCTCGATCTCCGCCTTGAGCGTGGGTTTGCCTCCAATCGACGTTTTGGCGAAGGCCGCGCGGGCCGATGACCATGGCGAGCACGGGCGTCTGTTGGCTCGCTGGGTCGCCATGAAGAACATCGCGGACGATCCCGAAGTCGAGGACGTACTCGAAACGCTCGCCCAGCGGGTAAAACGTGACTATGACATAGACGAGAGAAGCCGATCGGACTGGAAAGAGAAGTATAAAAAATGGATGGACTTCGCGCTTCAGGTGGCCCAACAGAAGACTTACCCCTGGCCGGAAGCGAGCAACATAATCTATCCTTTGATGACTACTGCTGCTATACAGTTCGCTGCGCGCGCTTATCCTGCCATTATTAGGGACAGGAATGTCGTCAAGGGAAGCGTTATTGGTGACGACAGCGGGACTCCTGTCCTTGATCCGGACGGAAAGCCGGTAGACTCGCCGGTTGGTCCATACTGGAAGATCAAGCCGGGCGAAAAGCAGGTCCGAGCCGACCTGATTGGCTCTCATATGTCCTGGCAGCTCCTGACCGAGCAAGAAGAGTGGGAGCCGCAAACCGATACGCTCCTTATCGTACTGCCCATTGTCGGCCTGATGTATCGCAAGTCGTATTATGACCACGACCTGAAGCGGAACATGAGCGAGACGGTCTCCGCGATCGACCTGTGCGTGAACTACAAGGCCAAGTCGTTCGAGACCGCCCCGAGGCATACCGAGATCATCAAACTGTATCCCTGGGAGATCGAAGAGCGAATCCGGAGCGGGGCCTATCTCGACGAAGACTACGGCCACGACACCATGGGCGGTGACGACGAGGGGGGTGATGATCAAGACGACGAGGACGCTCCGACCACCTTTCTTCAGCAGCACCGTCGCTGGGACTTGGACGGGGATGGCTACAAGGAGCCGTATATCGTCACGGTGTCGCGGGACTCCTGCAAGGTCGCACGCATCGTCGCCGGCTTCGAGTTGGATGGCGTCAAGTGGACCGACGATGACGTGGTGTGGAAGGTCGAGAAGGTCCAGATATTCACGCCGTACCGATTCATCCCGTCCCCGAATAGCAATGTCTACTCGATCGGCTTTGGGCATCTGCTGTTCCCGATCAACGAGGCGGTGAACACCACGCTTAACCAGATGTTCGACGCCGGGCACCTTCAGATCGTCGGCGGCGGCTTCATCGGAAGCGGGCTTTCGGTCAATACCGGCGCGCTTCGGTTCGCAATGGGCGAGTACAAGCCCGTCCAAGTCCTGGGCGGCAATATTCGGGACAACGTGTTCCCGATCCCGTTTCCTGGGCCGAACGCGATCTTGATGCAGCTTTTGACGTTCTTGGTCGAGGCGGGGGAGCGCGTCGCGTCGGTGAAGGATGTCATGGTCGGGGACATGCCGGGTGACAACACATCCGGCATTACCACCCTGGCGGTCATCGAACAGGGCCTCAAGGTCTTTTCCGCCATCTATAAGAGAGTGCACCGCTCGCTCGGGTACGAGTTCAAGAAGCTCTACCGGCTTAACCGACTGCACCTGCCGATCAACGGGAAGGGTTTCCAGCACGACGGTAACTGGCAGAACGTCACCCGGGCGGATTACGAGAAGGGGTCTGGCGTCGAGCCCGTCAGCGATCCCCAGATGGTCACCGACATGCAGCGACTCGGACGCGCTCAATTCCTGCTTGGGTTCAAGGACGATCCACGGATAGACGGCGCCAAGGTCATCGTGGAGGCTTTCAAGGCGGCCATGATCCCGCAGCCTCAGGCCTACTTGGTTGGGCAGCCGCCCCAGGATCCCAAGGTAGCGCTGAAGAGTCGCGAACTGGACATCCGCCAGGCCAGAGAACAGGCCGAACTGATGCTGCGGCAGATGCACGACAAGGCGCTCATCATCACTGAGGCGTCCAAGGCGATGTTGAACCTCGCTCAAGCGAGGAAACTTGACAATGACGCGCAAATCGGTTGGGTAGAGCAACACCTTGAGCAAATGAGGTTGCAGCTTGACTCCTTTACCGCCGTATCAGATGCGGCAGCGGCCCAGGCCCAGCCCGGAGGGGATACCGGCGGAAGCGCCCCAGCCCCCGGAACTGCTCAAGGAGCTAACCCCGGAGCAATGGCAGGCATGGCGTCACCACCCGGTCAGTGAGTTGATCCTCAAGCGATACCTGCCTGACCTGCGAGCCGAATGGGAACGGCAAGTTATCGGAGCCTGGATGTGCAACCAGTTGTCGCTGGGTGCCGAGACCGAGGTGCGGGCTCAGTTGCTCGGCGCGCAGATGCTTGAGACCCTGACGCTCGATCGGATCCGGGAGTTCTACAGCGTGGCGCCATCGCCGGACCGGAAAGGACGAGGGTTATGACCGCCGGGAAAAAGGAGGGCGGAATTATTGGCGTTCCAGTCGGGGATGGCGTCAGGCCAGCGCCCGAAGAGGTTGCTGCGGCTGCTGGGGTTGACACAGAAGACGATGCTTACAAGTTCGATCTGCCTCCGATTAAAGCGCCGGGGAGCCGAATCGAGTATGACACGGGCGCCATTCTTCCACCGCTTACAGACGAGGAAAGGCGCGGGCTGGCACTCGAGTACGCCGCAGCCGCAGCGGCAATCGCGGAGCTTCCTGATGGTTGCTACTGGGTGACTAGTAGGGGGAAACCAAACGGAACGCCGCAGATCGTCGAGCTTTCTAGTGGTCCAGATGGTCGCCACTGGTACGAGATCGGATGGGACATTCCGACGCCCCTTGGCGAGTTTACCGTGGTGCCTGGCACATCGCGGCTGGAGCCCCCCAAGTGAGCATCGCTTCCGTCGTCCTGAAGCTCGAATCCATGTTCACGGTCCACCACGAGATCGGCTACGCAAAGCCATACCGGGACTCGAACGGCGAGATCGTCGGCGACTGGACGCACCGCGATATGGAGCGCGCGCCATGCGGGGACAAGTACATCACCTTCACCAGCCACGGCATTGAGGGCGAAGAAGAGCCGCGGATGTTCTTTGTCCGCGAATCGACCGCCCTTGGTTACTGGCAGTCTCAGGTCGAGAAGTTTGCCGAGAATGTCGCCCCCATGTCCGAGTGGAATCGGCTGCACCTTTATTGGGGTGCGAAGCCGGTTTTCCACAAGACGACTTACATCGCCGCGAACCAAGCTGAACTGCTCGGGACCGCATCACCGCTGGGTGCCTATCTGGTGATCGAGGTCGGCTTCATCAGCGCGCGGCTGCTGATCTCGAAGCTCAATCCGGACGGGAAAGAGGACTGATGGAAGACCGCATTCTATCGACGAAGCATGGCCAATATGAACTGGCCGTTTGGGATGGCGTTAATTACAGCGGCATCAAGCCAGTCGGCGACTTTGTTCTGGTCCTTTGTGACCAAGCGATGTCCGAGACAAAGGGCGGCATTGTGATCACCGACACCACCAAAGAGCAGCAGGACCTTTCGGGGACGACCGGGCTTACGGTCGCTGTCGGTGAGGCGGCCTTCCTATTCAATTCGGACCGTCTGGTGAAGTGGTTGGGCGAGCGGCCGCAGCCAGGCGACCGGGTCTATTTCCAGCGCTACAGCGGCCAAGAGTACACAGGTAACGACGGTCGCCTATACCGGCTGATGCAGGACAAGTGCATCGCGGGCATCGAGCTTCCATTGCCGCCGGTGGTCATCTTCCAAGGGGACGAAGAGTAGCCGATGTCCGACACGCAGACTGATGACCGGGACGGTCAGCAAGACGGCGACGACGAAGAACTCGTCGCGAGAGCGCGGCGCGCTGGCTGGAAGGGACCCGAAGCCTACAAGGGGGATCCGGCCCGCTTTGTCACCGCCAAGCAGTTTCTCGATCGGATGGAGTCGCCGGCCATCCTCGCCGAGCGGTACAAGACTTTGGAAGAGCGCTACGGGCGCCTCGAAGGTCAAAACCGCCAGATATCGAGTAAACTGGACGAGGCTGTGCAGACGGTGGCTCAGATCACCGAAATGCACAGGAATGCGGACAAGCGGGCGTATGATCGGGCGCTTCGTGACCTGAAAGCCGAGCGCGACAAGGCAGTCGAGGTGGGCGACACGGCGACCTACAAGGCCAAGGACGCAGAGATCGAGGAACTGGCCAAGACAGCACCCGCTCCGGTGGTTGCCCGTCCCCAGGTCGCCCCGGCGCCCCAGACACAGACCGCCCC